GGTATAAATAAATTTATGTGCGCGAGCACTAAACTTTTAAAAGGAAAAATAAAATGGCAGTTTTTACAAGAACAAATGGTAATGCACAAAACGTTGTAAGCGTTGGTAACGTTGCCCTAAGCACAGAAGCTTCTACACTAGGTACAATCGTAAGCACAGGTATTGGCAAGCCAATCCGCGCTTTCTCTGTAAACAGTAACGTTGCTTTGACAACCGCTCTAGGCACAGGCGAAGCAGTTGAAGCTATTCTAGGCGTATTTGGCCAGAAAGCTACTCTACTAGCATACCAAGTTTCCAGTGCTGGTATTGGTGGTGTTACAAACGGTTTGGTCAGCGTTGTTGTTGAAGACAACAGCTGGACAACCACAGACCTACAAGCTAACATTGTTGCTCTAGGCACAGTAAGTTCTGTTAACCTAACAGGTGTTAAGGTTGCTGAACCTGGTCTACAGTTTGTTACAACAGCTGGTAACTAATCAGAAGTTTACACAACACAAACAAAGGCACTTTCGCAGTGCCTTTTTTGTTGGCTATAAATATCTGTATGGAACCCGTAATAACAGCTTTTACTCTAGTTGATGTTACAGCTACCGGCGTAATTAAAGGTGAATCCTTAGTCAGGGATCAACAGCGTAATTGGGAAACTGTGCTACAAGTACTGGGCCTTAAAACACAGCCCATTATCATTAATCGTCCAGGCCTGTGGGCCAATGAAGAACTTAAATATTTTGAGTTTGGCGAGTTTTATGAAGGCCGACACTCGATTTGGGCTTTTCAATTTCGTGGAGAACGAGACGATTTCTATAACTTAGACATACTGGAAGAAGACTTCGACCAAGTACCCATTATAGTGGGCCTAGACGAAACTGCGAGATTTATGTTGCCCGTGTTTTTTACACAGGGTCATTTAAAAAACATATACTTTAAACAATTAAACATCAAACTATAAATAATGTTGATGCTCAGGCACCAATAGGCACTCTTTATGGCACACAAAGGCACACGACACGCATCTCATTTAACCCAAGAGATAATATGGCAACCACCGCGATTGAAAAAGAGAATCTTGAGGCGCACGTTGAGCTTTGCGCTGAAAGGTACAAACAGTTGGAAAATAAACTTACTGATGTCGAAAAACGACTAGACACAGTCGAAAACCACCTTATTGAAATCAAAGATTCTATTACTAATAAAACCAGCGGCATAGACGGTAAATTTATTACTATAGGCACTACTATTTTAGGCGTTATGTTTACGGCTATAATCAGTTTACTAATACACTTGGCACAAAAATGAAAATAGTAGAAATCACTAATGGAATGTCCGTAGCTATCACAAACGAAGAAGCAGATCTGTTATTGCAGTTTGACGAACAAACTCCAAGCATGGCACGCCGTGACTTGGATCAAAGGCAACAACTCATGGCCAACAATCTAGTAAATAAAAATGTACTAAAGAGAATCAAAGAAAATGGCCGTATCGTCTATAAAAGAAAAACTAGGTAAACTTTTAGTTAATTTAACAATTAAAAAAATCGAACTTTGGTCTCACAACGAGCTTACAAAACTTAAACACAACCCAAAACCCTTTTGTTTAGAATATTCAGACCGTCATTATGGCATAGGTGATTTTGATATTAAAATACTGTCAGATAATACGGCCAAAGTACACAAAGACGGCAAGTTTTTACATCATTTTCAAAACAAACAGATAGCAATTTACTACTGTGCCTACGAAAAACTCTATAAATTCACCAGTTCAGATAATCTACTTAGGGTAGACACTGAACTGGGCTTGGCTAGAGCAGAGTATGACATACTGTACTACAAGCTAAACAATAAAAAAGCCGGCCCTGCGTCAAACAGAGACATCATTTTAGCTAAATTTCAAGAAGCTTATGCTAGGCTAAAACGAGCCGAATCGGAATTCAAGAAAACAATGATTACGCATAAATATAATAAAATCTGGGATACCATATTATGAATTTAAAAGAACTTGCACCTAAAAAGACACACCGTCTTAACAAAGTTATGGAAAGCCGCTTTGGTTTTACAGTAGACTATGACAACATGACTTATACTAAAGCACAGCGCCTAAGCATTGCCATTGAAGAAAGTCTTAATAAAATCCGCCAAAGCTATGGCATTCATACAGCTGAACAGAACCCTAAATACATGGAAATGTTCATGGTAAAAGAAGGCGTTGATGCTTGGTTGCGTGACAACAGACTACTAACCGAAGGCGAACTAGAAACTGCTGAAGCAGTACTAGCAGCCAAAGACATGGTAGACAGCATTCAGGACATGATCACCGATGCTTCTAAAATGTTAAACGAACAGCTACCTCCACTGCTAGACACTATTCGTGACCAAATGGGTGCTGCGCAAGCAGATCAGTTTAAAACTACTGCTACAGGCGCACTACAGGGTTTAATGGATTCGTTGAACACTGCTCGTGACAGCCTAGACAATGGCAGTCGTCAACTGGCGGGCGAGCAAGTTGCTGAGCCAATGGCACTGGGTGGTGCAGGTGCAGTAGGTGGTGCAGAAATGCCTGCGCCAGATGCAGACCTAGAAGCAGGTGGTGAAGACTTTGCCACAGCTGATGCAGCTGCAGGCGGTGAAGAAGAACTTGGCCGCGAAAGACGATAATGCGAGCCAGAGATTTTATTCGCGTGACTGAAACCAGTGACGATAACAGCAGCATCGTCACTGCTTTGAGCCTTATAAAAAGCAAAGTTGACCAAGGTGAACTACAGGCTAAACTGCCTGTACAGTTTATTGTGCGACTAATTCAAAACACAGGCTTAACCAGTTTTACAGTAGATGACTTAAGAGCAGCCAATGAAGCTATTCCTGCTATGAAGAACATTGTAAAACAAATCACACCCGATGAAATCGTTTTTGTTACACACAGTTATAGCAGTGTTAACAATCCTGAAGAGCCCGAAGCCAAAGGCGCTCCAGTAGACAATCTAGAACAAACAGTCGCCAACATGGCCAAAAGCGCCATGAAGCGTAGACAAGACTAATTAAATACAGTATAATCACTGAGGAGATTTATATGGCCTATAGTCAAGCCGTGATTGATCATTACGAACATCCCCGAAATGTTGGCAGTTTTGCCAAAGACGAACAAGACATTGGTACAGGCATGGTAGGTGCGCCTGCTTGCGGTGATGTGATGAAATTACAAATCAAAGTTGATCCCAAAACGGGTATTATTACTGATGCCAAATTTAAAACCTATGGTTGTGGTTCTGCCATTGCCAGCAGCAGTTTGGTAACAGAGTGGGTCAAAGGCAAAACTTTGGACGAAGCCGGTAGTATCAAAAACAGCGAAATAGCCGAAGAACTGGCACTGCCTCCAGTTAAGATCCATTGTTCTATTTTAGCGGAAGATGCTATCAAAGCCGCAGTAGCAGACTATCGCAAACGACATGATAACGCTAACTGAACTAGCAGCTCGAAAAGTCCAACAACAGCTTGCCAAAAGAGGTCGAGGTGTTGGACTTCGCGTTGGTGTTCGAACTACCGGTTGCAGCGGACTGGCTTATGTGTTAGAATATGTTGATCAACCACAGCCTGAAGACCAATGCATAGACTGTGCCGACTGTAAGATATTTGTAGATCCAAAAAGTTGCGTATATCTGCAGGGACTTACAATAGACTACAAACGAAATGGTCTTAATGAAGGATTTGAATTTATCAATCCAAATGAGCGAGATCGCTGTGGTTGCGGAGAAAGTTTTAGAGTTTGATGAAATCAATACAAAATCATTGGCAAGAAGGCTACCTAGCTCGCCACGGGTGGAATCCTCTCAATGCAACCGAGTATTGGTCAGGCATGGACAGTGAAGAAAATTACAAGAAAAATCCGCATCCTGATTACACTGAGACCAGCATAACTTATACCTATAACAGTCAAGGTTTTAGAACGCATCAAGTTGACTTAGCAAATACCGACAATACAATTTTATGTTTTGGTTGTAGTCACACTGAAGGTGTAGCAGTTCAAACTCCGTGGCCTGAAATCATACAGCAGAGATTACCTACTTACAAAGTCTATAATTATGGCCACGGTGGTGGCAGTTCGGACACTGTGGCAAGATTAATTACAAATTATGTACCGCTATTAAGGCCAAAAATTGTTTTAATACTATGGCCCGATATGTACAGATATGAACTGTATGATCAGTATGGTATTGATTCTATATCATCGTGGAGTAATGACAAAAGTGCATTAAGACTATTAACAGATCATAATGTAACTAACTGGACTGCAAAAAATAAAATTTATGTAAATAACTTCTCTAAAATTTATAATTTTAATCTATATCAAGATCTAACAAATAACTGGATAGACGAACCCATGGATGTTGGCAGAGATTTTGCACACCCTGGACCTAAAACACACATTGCAATAGCAGAAAAATTTTTATCTCAAATATCATGTTAATTCAAAAATATAACTATACCCCTATTAATCGCGAAAGCGTAGATGGCCGCAGACACTATTGTTTGCCCGATGGTACTAAAGTTCCGTCAGTTACAACAATCCTAGATGCTACTAAACCACAGGAAAAAGTGCAAGCGTTAATGCGTTGGCGTAAGAGTGTTGGTGAAGCAGCTGCTCAGCAGATTACTACAGAAGCTGCTAATCGTGGAACAAGAATGCACAAGTGGCTAGAAAACTTTATTAAAGATGGTGAACTGGGACAGCCTGGTACTAATCCTTTTAGTAAACAAAGTCATGGCATGGCCAATACAATTATTTTTGAAGGCCTGGGCAAAAAGGTACAGGAATACTGGGGAGTAGAAGTTCCATTATATTGCAGTGGGTTATACGCAGGCACCACAGACTGTATTGCAGTTTGGAATGGAAAACCTGCTATTTTGGACTTTAAACAAACAAATAAACCCAAAAAGCGTGAGTGGATTGAAGATTATTTTTTACAGTTAGCAGCCTACGCACTAGCACACAATGAAACACATGGCACTGATATAAAACAGGGTGTTATTTTAATGTGCAGTGGAAACTTTGAGTATCAGGAATTTACAGTAGAAGGCCAAGAATTTGAGGATTGGACTGAAAAGTGGCTCAATCGCATACAGCAGTATTATAGTTTGTACTAAATACAACATTAGGATAACAAGAACATGGCCATAGTTCAAATCAGTCAGATCAAACATCGCAGGGGCGTTGAAGAAAACTTACCACAGCTAGCCAGTGCAGAACTAGGCTGGGCTGTAGACACACAACAATTGTACATTGGTAATGGTACCCTAGCTGAAGGCGCACCTGAAGTAGGCAATACAAGAATTCTTACAGAAAATGATTTGCCTAATGTAGCTTATTCCACTGCTTATACTTTAACTAATAACACCAGCGCCAATGCCAACATAGGCGGCGATTTATATTTTGCAAATACAACACCCAGTGTAACAGTGGATTATAGCGTACAGCGTGGTGATAACTATAAAACAGGTACACTAACAATAGCACAGTATAATACAACTGTTGCTTACTCTGACACATTCGTAGAAACAGCCAATGTGGGCGTTGTATTGTCAGTTAACATGTTCGGCAACATTGCGGCAGTGCAATACAAAACTACCAACACTGGTATTGATGCTAATTTAAAGTATAATTTTACTAAAGTTTCTTGGTCTTAATTGAATAATTTTTGGAACGAAATGCCCTATGACCGTTTAAGGTTATGGCAGGATTTTAGACATCGCATCAGTTCGTTATCCCTAGAACAAGCAGTTTGGGAAACCGAACACCTATGGACTTATGCGCCATATCAAAAATACTATCTTACACTGGATGAAGTCAAAGATTGGCCTGGACCTTGGGAATTATTATTCGAAAACTACTACTGCAATCTTGCAATTGCACTAGGAATGTTGTATACTCTATATCTAAGTGAGCACCGCCCCGAATTAGAAATAAGAGTATATTATGAGCCATCATCCATGGCGCAATATAATTTATTATTTGTTGACCAAGGAAAATATGTTCTTAATATGGAACATGATACTGTATTAAATAAAACACAGATTGACAAGACACTTAAACTAAAGAAAACTATTTCCGTTAAGGATTTAGGGTTAGAACTATTACAATAAGAGATTGAGCACAATGATTCAAGTTATTAAACGAGACGGCACAAAAGAACAATTAAATCTAGAAAAGTGGCAAGCACAGATTCAAAAAGTATGCAAAGGTGTAGCCGATGTCAGTCAAAGCATGATTGAAATCAAAACACATCCACAGTTTTTTGACGGTATCACAACTAAAGAAATTGACGCACTAACTCTAAGAGCTATTGTAGACTTGATCGATGTAGAGTCTAATCCTGATGTTGGCCATGTCAACTATCAATATGTTGCAGGCAAACAGCGTCTTAGCATGTTGCGTAAGGATGTCTACGGCAGCTATGAAGTGCCACATCTTTATGACATTGTAAAACGAAATGTGGCAGTTGGTCTGTATACTCCTGAACTGTTGGAATGGTATAGTGAAGCAGACTGGGACCGAATGAATGAAATGCTGGATCATGAAAAAGATGAACAGTACAGTTATGCAGCCATTGAACAGCTGATAGAAAAATATCTAGTACGCAATCGTGCCACAAAAGAAATTTATGAAACTCCGCAGGTTCGATATATGATAGCAGCTGCAACTGTATTTCACAAAGAAGAACCCAACACAGCGAGAATGCGCTACATAAAGGAATATTACAATGCGGCTAGCGACGGTCTTTTCACTCTTGCCACTCCTGTTCTTGCTGGTCTGGGCACTCCAACAAAACAATTTAGTAGCTGTGTTCTCATCCGCAGTGACGACGATCTTGACAGTATTTTTGCATCCGGGGAGATGATGGCCAAGTATGCCAGCAAGCGAGCTGGTATTGGTCTAGAAATTGGTCGTTTGCGTCCTCTGGGTTCGCCCATTCGCGGTGGCGAGATCATGCACACTGGTATGATTCCTTTCCTTAAGAAATGGTTTGGCGACCTTCGTAGTTGCAGCCAGGGTGGTATCCGCAATGCGTCAGCTACTGTATTCTATCCTATTTGGCATCATCAGTTTGATGACCTTATTGTGCTTAAGAACAATCAAGGTACAGAAGAAACTCGTGTTCGTCACATGGACTACGGAGTAGTACTGTCAGCATTCTTTTGGCGCCGCTTTAAAAATAAAGAGAATATTACATTCTTTGATCCCAACGAAGTACCTGACTTATACGAAGCTTTTTACAGTAATAGTAAACTGTTTGAAGAACTATATGTCAAGTATGAACGCACACCTGGACTTCGTAAAAAGACCATGAATGCCGAAGAAGTATTCAAAAGCGGAATACTAAAAGAGCGCACCGACACAGGCAGAATTTATCTTGTGTTCATTGACAATGTCATGAACCAAGGTCCTTTCAATCCTGAATATCATACCATTTATCAAAGTAATTTGTGCTGTGAGATACTTTTACCTACTCGTCCTTTTAAGCGTCTTGATGATCCTGACGGCCGCATTGCCCTCTGCACTCTTGGATCGATTAACTGGGGTGCGTTCCGTAATCCTGAAGATATGCGTAGGGCTTGTCGCATTCTACAGCGTAGCCTTTGCAATATATTGGACTATCAAGATTTTCTTTCCATACAAAGTGAGTTAAGCAACAAAGAGATTCAACCTTTGGGTATTGGCGTAACTAACTTGGCCAATTGGCATGCCAAGCGTGGCTTTAAGTATGGCGACAAAGATGCACTGCAAGATGTAAAGACATGGATGGAACATCAAGCATTTTACTTAACAGAAGCCACAGTTGATCTTGCTCGTGAACGCGGCAAATGTGGACACAGTGACTTAACAAGATATGGACAGGGCATTTTTCCTTGGGAACTTAGAGCTGACGGCGTAAATGAACTAGCAGATTTTACACCTGAACTAGACTGGGAAACACTGCGAAACAACATGAGACAGTGGGGCGTTCGAAACGCTACACTAATGGCTATCGCTCCTGTGGAAAGCAGCAGTGTAGTAATTGACAGTACCAATGGCATCGAAATGCCTATGAGTTTGATCACAGTAAAAGAAAGCAAAGCAGGTTCGTTTACACAAGTAGCACCTGACTATGCCAAACTAAAACACAAATACGAATTAATGTGGGAACAGAAAGACTGTGTGGGTTATTTGAAAACCGCTGCGGTATTGGCTGCGTATGTTGACCAAAGTATCAGCACCAACACTTTCTACAATCCTGCACATTTCCCCGGACGCAAAGTACCTACTACATTGATTGCTAAGAATCTAATGCAAGCACACAAGTGGGGCTTGAAAACATTTTATTACAGTCTTATCAACAAGCAAGGTGCAAAAGCAGACATGCAGGAAGCACAACCTGAAGCACAGATCAGCAGCAGCATCAGCAGTGCCATTAACTTTGAAGATCAAGAAGACTGTGAAAGTTGCAAGTTGTAAATAATGGACGCTTACGATGTTCAAGAACGGCTTAAACAAGCATGGAGTACCATTGCCATGCAACAGAGCCAAACAGGCAATTTAACTAAGAGCTGGCCCAGTATTCCTGTAGTTGTAAAAACAGAAGGGCTAGAAAAAATTGTTGTTGATGTCGTAGTTAAAGAGAATCGAATTTATTTGGAGTTAAAATGAAAAAACGAAACTATACTGTGGAAACAGTGAAAAAACTGCAAGGCAGTGTTCAAATCGAGCATACCCTAGCTAAAAGAGGAGCCGCAAAGCTGAGAGAGCTGTTGGCCACGGAACCTTATATTAACACACTGGGTGCGTACAATGGTCAAATGGCAGTACAACATGCCAAAGCAGGACTAAAAGCAATTTACTTAAGTGGCTGGCAAGTTGCGGCTGCTAACAATACTGCTAATCAAACTTATCCTGACCAATCACTGTATCCCGTCGATTCTGTTCCCCGTGTAATCAAAGGCATCAACAATGCTTTCCGTCGTGCTGATCAAATTGAGTACAGTGAAGGCAAGGTAGAAACAGATTACTTCCTGCCTATCGTAGCAGACGCAGAAGCCGGCTTTGGTGGTGCGCTAAATGCCTATGAACTAATGTCAGCAATGATTGAAGCTGGCGCCGCAGGCGTACACTTTGAAGATCAATTGGCCAGTGAAAAGAAATGTGGTCACTTAGGCGGCAAGGTACTTGTACCTACAAGTCAAATGATTCGCACACTAAATGCCGCAAGATTAGCTGCTGATGTAGCTGGAGTTGATACAGTTATCATGGCTCGCACTGACGCAGAAGCCGCTACACTAATTACCAGTGACCATGACCCTTTAGACAAGGATTTTATCATAAATGAGCGTACTGAAGAAGGTTTTTACAAATTTAAAAATGGCATTGATGCTTGTATTAGCAGAGGTCTTGCTTTTGCCCCTTACGCTGATCTATTATGGTTCGAAACTTCGACGCCTAGCATTGCACAGGCTAGAAAGTTTGCCGATGCCATTCATGCTGTATATCCTGATCAGATGCTTGCCTACAATTGCAGTCCTAGCTTTAATTGGCGTAAGTTTTTAAGTGCAGATGAATGTGAAACTTTCCAGCGCGAACTAGGCGAACTGGGCTACAAGTTCCAATTCATTACATTAGCAGGTTTCCACAGTGTTAACTTGGCTACATTTGAATTGGCTGAAGCATATAAACAGCGTGGTATGGCTGGCTACAGCGAAATGCAACAGCGTGAGTTTGCTGCACAGGAGCGTGGCTTTACCACAGTAAAACATCAGCGTGAAGTTGGTGTCAGTTACTTTGATTTAATAAGCGAAGCAGTTGGTGCTACATCAACAGTGGCTAATAAAAGCAGTACTGAAGCAGATCAGTTTCATTGAGATATAATTATGGAACCATTCTGCCCTAAGTGTCACACAAGACATGGACCAAAAGAACCATGCCCACATATCCCACCAGGAAATCATTAATATGAAAGCTCTAATATTGGCATTATCATTGTTTGCAGCTGGCTTTGTTCATGCAGGCGAACTTACTATTTGTAAAGGCAAGTACGCTCTTTGTGCTGCCAGTACTTGTAAACCAACAGGAAAAACAATTACTACTAACAATGGCGTAACTTATCCCGAAGTTGAGTGCAAATGTCCAGTATTAGATGGCCCCAGCATTGCTGATACCAGTGCTGGTGTTATGAAAGGTAGTTGCAGTGTAGACGATCCTACTAAGCAAGTTTGGAGTTTGTTTGCGCCCCGATTCCACTATCCTCAAGAAGCCAACAACTTTGTACAAACACCTAAGTCTGCAACTAGAGCCAAAGTACAGGCCTGTCCAGGTGCGGTAGCTGAAGGCAGTGCCAACTGTTGGGGTATGATGTGCCGTTATGAAAAAGATCCCATTAACGGAACCACAGTTGCTCGCTGTAGCTGTCCTCTTAATCAAATTGCCAAAGGCACTGAGTTTTTAACTGAAGCCGGACAAGGTGATCCCATTGCTTGCGTACAGCATCCAGTGGCAGCACCAGATCCATTTGCTGATAAAATTTTGAATGTGAAACAACAATGAGTAAACAACAATATAACCTTGCCACCACTACAGATTATCTACATCGTAAGATGTTTCTTGACCCTGCAGGTCCAGTTACTATTCAAAGATTTGAAGAAGTAAAATATAAAAAAGTTGTAGACTTTGAACAAACTGCTCGCGGATTCTTTTGGGTGCCTGAAGAAATCAGTCTTACCAAAGATGCTGGGGACTTCAAAGAAGCCAGCGAAGCAGTTAAACAGATCTTTACCAGCAATTTACTGAGACAAACAGCCCTGGACAGTCTTCAAGGCCGTGGTCCTAGTCAAATCTTTACACCTGTGGTTAGTTTACCGGAGTTAGAAGCACTTGTTTACAATTGGACCTTTTTTGAAACGAATATTCATAGCCGTAGTTACAGTCATATCATCCGTAACATTTATAATGTACCTAAAGAAGTTTTTAACACTATTCACGATACTAAAGAAATTGTGGACATGGCTTCAAGTGTTGGCGAGTATTATGACCGCTTACACATGGTTAACTGCCGCAAAGAACTGGGTGAAGAAATTTCGGAAAAAGAACACATAAAAGCAATTTGGCTTGCACTGAATGCCAGTTATGCACTAGAAGCATTCCGCTTTATGGTGTCATTTGCTACCAGTCTTGCTATGGTTGAGAACAAGATCTTTATTGGCAACGGCAATATTATTAGTTTGATTCTACAAGATGAACTGCTGCACAAAGGTTGGACTGCTTGGATTATCAATCAAGTGGTAAAAGAAGACGCAAGATTTGCACAGGCTGCTGAAGAATGCCGAGACGAAGTCTATGCCATGTACATGGATGTTATCCGTGAAGAAAAAGCATGGGCAGATTATTTGTTTAAGAAAGGTCCTGTTATTGGACTAGGTTCAACTATTCTCAAAGACTTTGTTGACTACACAGCAAAGTCAGCACTACATGATATTGGATTAAAATATCATTTGCCTGCACCAAAGACAACACCTATTCCTTGGTTCAATAAACACAGTGATACCAGTAAGAAACAGACTGCATTGCAAGAAAACGAATCAACCAACTATGTAATAGGAGTCATGTCAGACAATTTAAATTATGACGAACTACCAGTAATTTAATCTCGGCTGCTTACTAAGACTAATTAAAATAAACAAAGGAAAACTATGTTAACTGTTTACAGTAAAGCCAACTGTCCTTTTTGCGATCAAGCAAAAAACTTACTTAAATTAAAAAACATTCAATTTGAAGAAATCCGTGTAGATGAAAATCCTGATGCAAGACAATTTATTGTAAACGAAGGACACAGAACAGTACCACAAATTTATAAGGATGGTAAACTGTTTGTACAAGGTGGATATCAAGGCCTGGCTAGGCTAACAGAAAGTGAACTCAAGGAACGAGCAAATGTTAATGAATAAATCATACAAAGAAGGCGATATTGTTGCATTTAAAATGGTAAACGGCGACGAAATCGTAGCTAAAATCAAATCAATCAACGGCTCAAATTGGTTAGTTGATAGACCCTGTACAGTATTGCCCAGCAATCAGGGTATTGGACTTGTGCAGAGCCTGTTTACGGGGGATATAAATACTGCTATAGAGATCCGTGCTGATCATGTAATGCTACACGCTCCTGTAATTGCAGAGATGGAAAGTCATTACATTCAAACTACTACAGGTATCAAAACAGTCAGCAAAGGATCCATCATTACTTGATAGGATTCGTATGCCAGGAGCAGCAAGAGTAGGAGACATATTGGGACCAGGAGGTATACTTACAGCACCTTTTAGTCCTGATGTTTTTGTTAACGGTAGACCTGTAGCACTGCTGGGCTGTATTTACACTCCACATCCCTGTTGCGGTTTAAAAGGTTGCCCACCTACACATTGCGGAGGTCCTACTGGAAGTCTTGCATTTGTAGTTAAAGTAAATGGTCTTCCACCTGTAGTAAAAGGCAGTCCTGGCCTATGCGGGCACACCGTTAGAACCGCTAGCAGCGATGTAATCTTTGGTTAATTTATGGCAACAGTACCTTCAGTATATCAAAACAATAATCCAATAACCGAAGCACAACTAAGTCCTTTGCAGTTAGCACTGGCTGCTTATATGGCGCAAGGAACACCATTGGCATTTGGTCCTAATCAACGGTTTGCTAATGCGATGAATGTTTTTACTGACAGTGTTCCTTTAAAACCATTAGCAGTGGATCCGAGAACGGGTTTGTCAAGAGTGCCTGATATCAGTAAAGATTTAGTGGGTCTTAATTATCAAGCAAAAGGTGATGACATTTATTTGTATCGTAGGGCACAGGATTGCGGACCCGATGAAAATAGATATGAATATGTATGGGTAGCAAAAAGATCTCAATTGGGGTTTTTAACTTGGTTATATTATGCCACAAGAGTACCGGGAGGCTCTATTGCTGATGCAAACGCCAACCCTGGCGATTTTGGCGGCACTTATGATGGTGCAGGTAACCCAGGAAACGAATAAATTATGAGTGACTATTCACAACAAGTTAATGCTATTTTTGCCAACGGACCAGTTATTGGTGCAAACGCCGCAACCATTTTCGATACCACCTGGGGAGCAAGTTATAATCAAGATTTGGTGTTCGATCCTAACTATTGGAGACAAATAACTGATGCTTCTCCTGGAAATCTAAGTGGAGTTTATACAGGGTCTATTTCTGCACTAGGTAACATGGTAGCAACTGCGCTAGGTAATAACTATCTTATTGATAAAAATCGCCCCTTAGATTACAAATATGTTGATTCAAACGGAAACCCAGCTACACCTATATCTACAACTATAGACCCCACAACAGGACAGCAATATTCAACCTATCCAGTAGGCACAACCGTATCACCGTGGCTATCGGGATATTTTAGAACTTATTGGACTAATCCACAAAAAACAACTTTTGGGGCTAATAGCGCGATTCCTGCGCTAACTGGAGTAATGCCCCAACAGTATCAAGCCACTATGCCGGGCAGTTTTGTCTACTATGTTGACTTGCAAATGGCAAGACTGGCGGGTAGTAACTATTGGGATAATTTTTATTTTATAAATGTTTTAAATCAAGTAGTGGGATGGGTGTTGACCAGCAACATTTATACTAAAGGTCTACTAGAATCGGAAGCAAAAAATTTACAATATTTTGGTTTTAAAAGTTATAATGATTTAATTACACAAGGGTGGGCCGCTTACAAAGGCAGCGAAGCACTGATACGATCTTTTAAAAACATCGGGAAATTAGTAGACACACTGGCCTTGGGTATTTTTGGAACCAGCAACGGTGTTACAAAAACATTAATTGATAATGGACTTGGTGCTATCGGCGGTCTTAGTACAAAATTGTTTGAATCTGGCATAATTTATCAACAGATTGAAAATCCTAACTATACTCAACAGCTGAATGCTATTTTGCAGTCTATCACTGCTGCCAGTGATTTAGCTGTAATTCAAAGTGTTTTACAAACAACAGTTCCAACAGATCTGTTTACCAGTCCCTTAAGCTATACCAGCATAGAAGCTACTAGTGGATTAACCAATGACAGTGGTTTTGTAAATCTAGCTGAAGTAGGTAAAGACATTTATCTTAAAGCTCCTGGCAGTAACTTTACTTTGGGCATACAAGTAGCAGATTTGATTATAAAAATTCAAACAGAAACTTCTACTAGTATAGAAGATCTGCAGACCAATAACAGTTTGCTGACTCCGGAAATAATTGCACAGTTGCGTAATTATTTGCCAATGAGTGCAAACAATGCTCCTATTTCCGTGCTAAATGTCATCGGTACTGCATCGGGCTATTACACAGAATATTTAGAAAAAGTCAATGAAGGTATAGCAGAACTTACAGCCACAGACTATGGACCACAAATTACAAGCGTACTGTCCGAAATAAGTAGATATTTTGCAAGAGTAGCACTAAGTGAATCTGAAAATATTGCCGCAGCGAACTATACTCCTGTACCTCCACCGCAGGTACAGTTCAATGTAGAAGGAGTGGCAGTTGCTATTCCTGGCACCGGTGGTCCAGATTGGTGGCAAACACAGTGTATTGCCAAGCAAAGTCAGTATCTTGCATTGTTAAATAACATTGCAGCAGATCCAGCTGTAAAAACTATTGTAGATAAAATCAATAACAACTACAACACAGTGTGTCAATTTTTATCCATCGAATCCACTAATTATGCAAAGGCCAATATTTCTACTAGTGCGTTCAGCGACAACAGTCAAATATTTTCTTTTGTCAGCAGTTTACCGGAATACGGCGTAGACAGAAATCAAATTGGCACTGACTATTTGTTGTATCAATTGTCACAACCAACCGTGTCTGGCAACATTGCTCAGAACATTTTAAACCAATACAAGAACAGTGACTTCATTAGTAATGCTGGTGGAAAAATCACCGGACTAGTGTAAAAAGCAGTCAAAAACCTTGAAAAATCACTAAAAAACCGCTATAATATATGCAGTTAATCCATTAACTACGCATAGATCATAAAATTCCAACGAGTTATATAAAAACACACTCTTTAAGAAAGGAGAAAGTACATATGGCATCACACGCTATATCAAATCAATATTATGACAGAGTGATAAAGTCAACCAAAATATTATTATTAGTCATAGCCGGCGCAATTTTATTTGCGTTAGGAACCACAGCAGTTCAAGCCAAATTCGACAGCTTGAAATTTAAAATTGCCGAAGGTCTAAGTAATCCACCAATCACCATGGCCGAGCGTGAGCGACAATTAGACTGCTTAACCAAAAATATTTATTGGGAAGCAGCTTCTGAACCATTTGAAGGCAAAGTTGCGGTTGCTCAGGTCACCATGAATCGTGTACAATCAGGCAAGTTTGCAGACAATGTCTGCGGAGTTGTTTATCAAAAAAATACATTTTATCAAAAGGTAATTTGTCAATTCAGCTGGGTCTGCGAAAGCACACACATGGTCAAGCCTGTGTACGCACCCTTGTATAAAGAAAGTCAGGAAGTTGCCAAAAAAGTTTTACTGGAAAATTTTAGATTGCCCGGTTTAACGAACGCGATGTATTATCATGCTGCCTATGTCAGCCCGGGTTGGCGCAAAGAACGCATAGCACAAATCGGTCAACACATTTTCTATAAGGAATAAAATGAACTACAGTTTGTTAAAGTTTTTTGTACTTGTAAAGAAATTCTTTCTTGACCATTTAAAAAAACTAACTGCTGAAACATTGGGATGGATGGCTGCAATCACACTGCATCTCAGTACTGTGCCCAGTATGTTGGCTTTGATGAGCGGACTCACTGACAAACCACCAAACATTGACCTTGTGCTGTTTATCTACATCAGTTTAGTCATGTTATTTGGCAGAGCCATTTTACTTAAAGATCAGTTAAATATTATTACCATTGGTATTGGATTTATTGGACAATCTGTGCTGATGGCTTTTATACTGTTTAAGTAATGAACTATTTTGAATTACTGGAAAGATTGTTTGGCTTATACGAACGAGTATATAATCAAAGATTGACTGGTGATGAATTCTTAAAAAAAATCAAAGCCGCAGTTCCATTTCGCGAATGCAAAATTACTCTCGTTCAAAGTCTTAATCTACTGCCCAATCAATTGCCAGTAGCAGGACTGTATGATGCTGAACTTGACGAAGCAGGTCATAAGCCAATCGAAATGGAAATCAGCATACACAAAATCAGGAAGCATTTGTTATTCAACGAGAATGACATTGGCCCTGAGCAATGGGCAGAGTTTTGCATAGACTTTGCTTGCATTTTAGGTCACGAGTTTATACACATGCATCAGTTTAGACGCCGTGACTTTAAAATGAACAGACCCTATGCAGCCAGCAGTCTTAATGCTGCCAAGCGTGAGCAACAATGCTACTATGGTGACAGCGATGAATTAGATGCTTATGCGTGGTCAGCGGCCGCAAACGCTGTAATTGAAATTAAAGACAGCGCAAGGCGCATTGAGCGTACCAATCTTTACAAAACTTACACAAGGGTCTTTGACAAAAATGACCCTGTGGTGTTAAAATTTGTTCGTAAAGGCAATCGCTATTTGAAAAAATTGGAGAAACAAAAAAATGGCACAAAATTTAAACAATGTTGATGAAGGTACCGAGGACGATTTTTTCGATAACATTGCAGACGATGACTATGTTTTTGTGGTAGATAAAAATGGCGCACTTAAAACACTGTTGTGCCCTGAAGATGAAACTACCGTGGCCAGCGACCAAATTTTAAGTTTAATGAAAGCATTTGGCATTGACTTGCATGCCACACATACACTGCACTGACTAATACCTAAGTATTACATTTTGGGCTTGCAAATAATTCATTTTGGTTGTATAATACACTATGATGAAACGCAAAGCCCGCTCGGATCGCAAACACGCTGTCTATATGTTAGCAAACACTAACACCGGCGAATACTACATTGGTATTACAGTTTGCGGCCAACAGCTCAAACAAGCCCTCAAAGTTCGAATGCAAAAGCACATTCGCAGGGCTGTAACAGAAAACAAAGACTGGCCCCTGTGCCGCAGCATCCGTGAACACGGTGCTGAAGCTTTTGAAATGGAAGTAATTGGTGTAGTGCGTGGTCGTGATGTTGCACACACCATGGAACGCGGCTTGATTGCTGAACTTTGTCCCGCACTGAATCAATACTAAGGAGTTGAACGATGAAAACTTGCAAAAAATTTCATGTTTGGCAACCTAACTTTGATGACAGTAAAAGTATCAAAAAGGGTTATTTGTGGCGATGCTATATGTGTGGCCATGTGCGTAAAACTACTCCTGAGTAAATGAAATGAACAAACGAATCAAAGAACTTGCTGAACAGGCTAGACTTGGTCGTGGACCTGAAAAGATTCAGATCCGTGAAAATGGTGTAGTTATTTTTTATCTTGATGAACTAGAAAAG